CGAATTTATCAGCGAAGTAACCTTCTATTGAAAAGCCTTTTACTTTGCCTTCTTTAACATCGTTCCAAACTTCGTCGTTGTTTACTTTCATCGAAATCATCCAAGTACCTTTAGGTAGTGAGAATCCGTAAAGATTCGACTTGTCCTTTTTTTCGTCTTCTATTATCCAAGATTCAACAACGCTTAAACCCTTTAACTTTTTTTCGTGTTCGTATGTCGCGTTATTTTGATTTGAGCGCATTAAAAACAATTCACTTGCTTTTCGAATTGTATCCTCGGAAAAATAAATATAGTATTCTTCGTTCTTTGCGTTTCTTCGGTAAATTTCTTTATTCGGAACTAAAGCCGCACCCATTAAAATTCGTTTCTCGGTATCAACTTCTTTAAGTTCGATTTCGTGTTTATTTAAGGCTACAAAGTTTTCTTCAATTGCGGGGGATTTTACAACGCTTACTGCGTCTATTCCGCTTTGTTCGTCGTTTTCGTCTATGATTAATTCAATAATTCTCATATCTAAATAATTTAATTTTGGTTAAAGTGTTGCGTTTTGTATTCGGTTACGGTCTAAGCTTTGCGCCGTTGTTACTTGTCCACTAACAACGTATGCTTGAGTAGGTTGTTGTTGAAGTTGCGAAAGTTGGTTAAGTCCGTTATTACCTACGACATTAAAGGAAGGCGCTTGAGTTCCACCTGACATACCACCGCCACCACCTTCGGAAGCGCCACCGCCACCCGTAGAAGAACCACCACCCTCGAATTTTTGCGAAGCAATTTTAGCAACTCCTGCCAATCCACTTGCTACGGCTATCCCTGCGGCAATACCACCACGAACGGGCGAAGTTGGGTCGGGAACGGGTGTAAACTGCGAAAAGTAAGCCGAACGCGCACTTAAAAATGTGTCAATTAATGCGGTGGCTATACTTGCCGCCTTTTTAACTTGGAATGCTTTTTTGGCTTGTTTTTCTCCCTTCTTACCAAACATTTCCGTAAGGTCGGAAATTAAGCTTAACCCTTGTTTTGCTAAATCCGCGTCGCGTTTAATTGCTTCTTCTTTACGTGCTTTTTCTGCGTCCGTATATTTCTTATTGATTTCTTCTACTTCGCGGTTTTTGGCTTCGGTTATTGTTTTTTCTGCGTCTGCGTTACCTTTCGCCATTTTCTGCATTTCCTTATATTTCTCGTCGAGTAAATAAAGTTCGCGCGCTTGTTCGCTTAAAGTTTCTTGGTAATTTAGGTCTTTTAAGTTTTTAACATCTTTTAAGAAATCTTCTTGTCGTTTCTTTTCTTCTTCTTTTAATTTTTCGTCCGCTTCTTTGGCTTCCTTTAATTTTTCTGCTTGGTATTTTTCGTCTATTGCTAACAAGTCTTTATTCAAAACGTCTTTAGCGTTTACAAGTATTTGTCGTTCTTGTTCGGTTAGTTTAGATTCAGCGTTTACCCTTAGCGCTTCGAGTTGCTTGTTATATTCTTCGCGACTTATTTTACCTGATTCGTATTGTTTATCTAAAGCGGCTTGTTCATCTGCTATTCGTTCTTTTAGGAAGTTGTCGCGGTAGTCATTGTAAGCGTCTTGACGTATTGCTTTGTCTTTAGCTATTCCGTCTTCCATTAACGCGAGTTTTTGGTTTTCGGCTTCTTCTTCTAATTTGCTTTGGTCGTCGTATTGTTTCTTTAAGTTGTCTATGTAAGCCTTGCGACTTTGTTCCGCGTTTTGCTTTGCCTTATCTCCCGCTTCTTTGGCTTTGTCCGCCATTTCTTTGTTATGTTCGGCCTGCATTACTGCGATAGCGTGGTTCGTGTCTACGTTGTCTTTGTAGGTTTCGTCCATTATTTTTCTAACTCCTTCCGCTCGTTTCTTTAATTCTTTGTACCTATCGGAATCTTGGTCTTCGGTTGCTAATAGTAAATCCATTTCGGCCTTAATAGCCTTCATTTTGGACTTTTGAACTTCCAAATAAACGCGTCCACTTGCTAAATGCGCTTTAGCCTTGGATAGTTCCATTTCGTAGGTAGCTTTTCCTGAGGCCTTTGCTAAATCTATTTCGCGTTGTGCCTTTGCATCGTTTTGACTTTGTTCTTTTTTAATTGCTTTCGCTCGTTTATCTGCGCCTTTAATAACCGCTTCCGTATGGTCGTGAGCGTTCTTTTTCATTTTGGCCGTGTTAACATCGTCCACAATCCCAAAGTATTCTAACGCTTTTATAGTTCCGTAAATTATCCCGATAAAAGGAAACATTATCGAAATTAAAATCTTTACTCCCGTGCCTAATTTTTCAAACTTTTCACGCGCCCACATTACCGCTTGAGTTACCTTGTCAAAGTTCGCAATAAGTAAACCAACCGCGACAACTATTGCACCGATACCCGTAGCAATTAAAGCAATTCTAAATAATTTCATCGCGTTGCTCGCTACACCCGTAGAAACGGCTACTCCCGTTTGAGCCGTGGCCAATCCCGTTGAAGCAACCGCCTGAGCGCCCGTTGTAACTACGTTTGCTTTGTCTACCGCTGCGCCTGCTGCCGTTACTGCATTCTTTTTGAATAAACCTAAAACAACGTCTTTAACTACCGTCCCAAGTTGTTTAAATGAGTCCTTTGCTTCGAGTACACCTTGAATACCTTGCGAAAAAGCCATAGCACTTTGAACTCGTAACATTGCTTCTTGCACCGCTTCGCCTTCAACTCCGATTAAACCTAAACCACCCTCAACCGCTTGGAATCCGTCAAGTACCCCACCGAACGACTTACTTAACGCGTTAAATTTTCCGTCGGGGTTAAATGAATCTACTAAATCGTTTGTGAATCCGATTTGGTCTTTTAATTCTGCGGCTGCCTTTGCTGCCCGTATTGCTTCGGCTGAAGTTTCTCCATAGGCTGCGGAAACTCTTTGTAATTCTACAACCGCTTCTTTATATTGCGCCTTTAGACTTTTTACGTTGTCTTTAACCTCAAGTTCTATCGTTCGTTTTTCCGCCATTTTTTTCTAGTTTCTTTATTAATAACTCCCGAACCATTTGTTTGTACGCGGGTTTAATTTTGTCGTGTAGTTTGTACTTACCTTTTGCGATTTCAATATATTCGTGTTCGCCTACGAATTCCGCTACTTGTAAAAGTTGAACTATTTGGTTTATCATATTCTTAAAATTACGATTTGACTTGTTTGTGTTGTTCCGTCTTGGTATATATATTCGCAGTCAACCGTTATAACATCGTTTCTTCCTTCGGTTTCTAATTGTACACCCGCTTCGGTTATTCTTAAATTACTATCTTCGGTTGCTCTATCTATATCCCCAATAATTGGCGGTAAACTTATTCTAATCGTTTGAGATGAACTTATGGAACTTGGAGTTATAATTACTCCCGTTGTTGGTGAAGTAAAGTTAACTAAGGTTGCGAAATTTGGTAGCGTAATTGGAACGGTTACGTCTTCTTGCGCTTCGCCTGTTTGAATAACACGAATAGGGAAAACGGGCATAAAGTCGTTAAGTAATTGGAATGTACTTTCTCCCGTTACTAAATTCGTTTTCATTTCGTTAATTAAATAACGCTTGTCCCTAATTATAAGTCGGTCGTTCAACCTTAAATTAGTTAAAATTCCCACGGGTAAATTTGTCTTAACGGTTGTTAGTCGGTTTTTAGGGTTAAATAAGTTAGTTAAGTAAGGAAAATAATACGTCGCGAAAATTGATTGCTGAATCGGAGTTAACCAATAAGAAGAAGTTTCAGGCGCAAAGTTAGTGGAGTAGTTTATGCCGTTATCCGTTAAGTCTTGTCCGAACATCATATAGTCGTTTGTTTGAAATAAACTAATTCCGTTTGTAAAGTGTATGTGGTCTGCTATGTTAACGCTTCCGTATTTGTACAATAAACACGGCTTCGGTATGTAAGGTGCGTAGGCTTGGTCTAACGCATACCCTACTTGTAAACCCGTTGGGGTTCCTGAATCAAAGAATTGATTAAATAGTAAATTTTCGAAAGGAACTTTAATCGTAAACTCCCCACCGTCGTATGGATATTGATATTCCGTGTTTCCGTATTCTTTTAAGCCTTGCTCGAAGTAGGCTTTATTCATTAACGAGTTAGATTGCTCAAACGCGAATCCTATTTTCTTGTAAAGTTTTACTCGGTCTATTCCTATTTCGGTTTTATCCGTAAACTCGGTAATATCTATAATTGCGCCCGTAGCATACCAATCGTCCAAAGGAATAATCGTATACTCATTTACACCACTACCAAAACACGTTAAGTTAAATTGCTTTAAGATTCCCGAAATAAAATCTTGCACCTTCATTTGTGGCGCAAGTTGCGCTAAGTCGGTAAATGCTGAAAGGTTTAATGTTATGTTTGAATATCGAATGTACTCCGTTGTAGGAATCGGATTCACGGAAGTAATATAAGTAACTTCGTATTGAATTTCGGAATCAAACGTTAACGGAAAATTAGAGCGAATATAAAACTCCCAAACATCGTTTAAGCCTAGAACATTTGGCACGTTAGCAAGTCCATAAATAGCCGTTCCCGTACCTTGTGTTGTAGAAAACAAAGCGCCGTTTCTATACGTGTCTATCCAATAAGTTGTGGTCGGAGAACTTACCGAAGTAACGTCCAACGTTATTACGTGGTTCATCCACGTAGCGCCATTAAAAAACGGGGTTGTAATTTGGTTTAACGAAGAATCAACATAAAGATTAAGCGGGTAAGTTGGAATGTAAGAACTTATGATAGTATCAAAGTCAAGTTGTTGAGGTTGTCCACTAAACTCGAAGTCGTTTTTATTCTTATACCAAATATAAGCCTGAGTAAATTTCGGGTCGGTTAAAAATGCGCCGTTAAAAGTTACTCCGTATTGTAAGCCGATAATATCAAAAATTGATTTTACCCGTAATGCAGGAAATAACTCCGTGTAATTTATCGCGCCTGCGTTTGTGTGTATATCGTTTGAATTTGAACCTAAAAACGGAATAAGCCAATTCGGAACGTTTGCCACGGGTGCGGTTGATAGGTATTCCCATATTCGATTTGAAGTAATTAACGGGTAAGAAACATCGTAATCAACCGTTGTAGTTCTTATTCGATTAAACACTTCCGTAAACGTGTAATTGTGGTTTACTGTTGAGTAATCTAAGTCGCTTAATAGGTCTTCGCCTACCAAGTCTTTAAGTGTAGTTACGTCTCCGTAAAAAGTAATCGTGTAGGAATTTGGTTGTCCGTTTTTTAGTTGCGACTTTTCCATTTGGATTTTACCCCTACGGAAAAATGTCATATCTATCTCAATGTACCCGTCTAAGCGTTCTTGGTAATTGATTGAACTATTAACCGCGTTTTCATAAAAGTATTCCCATACCGCGTTATTACGTGCGCTCGTTGGTATTGTAAACGACTGCGAAAAGTCGGTAAACGTTTTACTAATATCCTGAATGTTTTGAATCGTAGAATTTACTTCGATTGTTTCATCGTTGAATAAATCTAACTCCCTACCTTCAACAAAAATTCGAACTTGTCTTTTCATTAGATAACGTTATTAATTAAGTCGGTTGAACTTTCGAATTCAAGAACGTAATTTATTTTTTTGTTGTTTATGTTCTTTTGTTTTTCGAATTCCTTTGTTTTCATTTTAACAGGAACTCCGTCTAATAAAATTCGTTCGCTTAAAAGTAATTGTTGAATGTTTGAGTTAAAGGATTCGTCAACCCAACCCGTATTCGTTCGATAAGATATTAACCCGTTTGTGTTAAAAGTTTGTCGTTGGTTTAAGTCGGGGTCGTAACTTGCGAATGGACTTGAGAATTCTTGCATTAAGTTAAACTCGGTTGCCGTTGTGGCTAAACTTTCGTAGGAAGCCTTAAACATAAATTCACGTTGCCACGCGCCGTACTTGTTTATGAAGTCGATAACTACGGGAGTGTACAAACATTCTTCGATAGGATAAAAAGTAGATTCCCAAAGAATAGCAGCGCCTAATTTAATTCGTAAGATATTACCCGTCAAATAATACGCGGGTCGAACCCTATAAAGATTGTAAACGTTATTCGAAGCAATCGTATATGAATGCGTTAAACCCGTTTGAAGTTGCTCGTATTCTACGGTGTAACCCGTCGGTAAATAAGCCGTAAACGTTCCCGCGCGTTCAAGTGGATTAACCGAAGGATTGTTATTTGCGTCCGCCCAATAGTTATAACTTTTTTCTTCAAGGTGGTAAAATTCCAACTGCATTGGGTTCATACCTTCCGAATAGTAGCCGTATCCGTCAAACGCTTGGTAAGTAAACGTATCTAATAAAACGTAAGTACTTAATGCAAGTTTGTAGCGTTTAATTTGAACCATTGTATATTGTTCCGTTCCTAACAACGCATTATCCGAAGCGTAATTGTTTACAAAATTATTATGGTTAATTGCTTCCAATAAATACGGAGAAACGTTGTAAAGTGTTTGCGTATTGTTACTAGCAGGGATTAATTTTTGTAGCGTGTAAGTTGGCGAAGTTGGCGGGGTTGTCCCGTTCGGGTAAATGTAAAGTTCGACTTTACTTCCTGATTGCCCTACTTCGTTAACCTCAATTATAAATGGGGAACGTGCGTAAATGTTAGTAGCCATAATTCTTAAAATTTTCTTTCATTATTGTGTCGAAGGTTTCTTGCGCTTCTAATCCGTAAGCGTCTATTAATTCGTTAGGTAAGTTCTTAAATGCGTACTTAAAAGGCTTGGTAAAAAACATTGAAGGCTTAATTCCTTTATTCCATATCGAACGCGTTATAATCATAGCCGTAGCGTCGCTACTTATGAACCTTCCTTTTTTATCTCGGAATTGAATTCGTCTTTGTTTAACCCACTTTTTAATACCTTCCGTTAAACCGCCTTTTTTGCCCGTTCCTGAGCCAAACTTAAACCCGCTTAAACTTCGTCCGCTTCGTACCCCTCGAACCCCTTGGTCTTGGTAGAAACCGTATTCTTCCATTTCAAAAAAGAAACGAATTGAATTCGGCATAACCTTAATTTCTGCGCCTAACGATTGTTTAAGTTTTCCTGAAGCGTTTTTACTGCGTAGGTTGCTTTTCGCCTTTGCTATTACATAGTCTCGAAATTCCTCGAGTGCTTTAAGTTGTAGTTCTTTATCCATTAGCAAATGGTCATATCATTAGGGAAGTCCACGTCGAAAGTCATTGCCCAACCTGCTAAGTAGTTTTCAAAGCGTTCTACAAAAGGTTCGCAAGTAGGCGCACCGTTTAATTGATAAAGGTTGTCCCATATATTTCCGTGTTTAAGCATTTCAAACGCTCGGTTCAAAATTGCTAATTGGGTGTTAAGTACGTCTATTTCGTTGTCCGAAGTTTCGAACTTTGTTGTCGGTTCTTCTTTACGTTGGCTTACGTTATCCATAGCCATTAACGTTACATTCGCAGTCATTACGTTGTCGTTAAACGTAACTTGGTTTACCATAATGTGAACCAACGGGAATAAGTTTTGTTTACCTAAATCTACGTTAAAAATCGAACCTTGCGTAATAGTATTCACTAACGGGTCGGCTGTAAAGTGGGTGTTAAGTTCGTTTAGTAAGGAGTAGTAACCGTTCATTTGTTATTCTTTTTAATTTCCATTAATTCTATTTCGTTTTTTTCTGCTTCGAATGTGAGATAGGTAAGACACTTATATAATCCGTATTTAACAACTTCGTCGTATCTTGTAACATCTCCTTTAGCGAGTCCATAGATTGAACTATACCAACCCCATTTTTTTCCGAATTGAGTTCTTGCGCTAAAGTCGCTTGTTCGGTCGCGTTCATCTTCTTCAACTCCGTCTCTAAATAGTTTAGGGTAGCGCTTAATAACTCGCTTCCTAAAGTCCAAAAAAAAACCGAAGCCGAAATCGCTACGTCCATAGGCGCGAATTTCATTAACTCGCTGTATTCCCCTGCGCCTGTGTATTCTATTATTTCGTACTTTTCTCCGTCTTTAATTTTAATTGGCCTATACATTACCGCCATTGCTTTGTGGAAATCGTCCCACTTTGCTAAGTAGTTATCTAAGTCCACGTACTCCCCGAAACTTATATTCTCAAGGTCGGTAATAAATCCGAATTCAATATCTTTAATCTTAAACGTAGGCTTAAACTTTGGTTTTTCCGCGAATATATTTTTGAAGTGAATAATTAAGTCGTTAACGCTTGTTAATTTCATTTTAACAACGTCCTTTAGTTCTATACCGCAAAATATCTCAATCATTTTCTGCGCAATAAATTCTTCGTCGTTTGACGATTGCTGCAACTTCAGGAACTTTTGGTAGTTCACTAAAGGAATTTCACTAATTGAACTTGGGACGGTTATTTCTAACTTCATATTTATTAAACTATTTATTCGTGTTTTTGTAATTCATAACGTGTTCGTGCGCCTTAATAAGCATATCGAAGTGAGCGGTAAATCGTGCCATATTATTAAACACTATTCGAACGCGTTTGCCTGTTCGTTCCTGAATGTAAGATTCCACACGGGTAATCATTACCTGCATATCGTTAGTTTTATCGTATTGCATAGCTTCCGTATGTTGCGCCTATTCCGAGTGTTTCCATTTCGTGATAACGTAGCGCGTCTATTGCGTGGTTATTAAAGTCAATAGGTTTTCTTAAGCGCCTTCCCGTCTTGTCGGTGTCCCAAATATACGAACGAAGTTCTTTGATTAAATCCACACTTTGATTAGTTACTAAATAATCTTGTCGTTGCATTACGTCAATTCCATAGTTAATTGAGTCTTTGCCCTTGGTTACTCCTTTAATCGTTATTCCTAAACGTCTTATTTCTTCGATTGATTTCGGCTCGGAAGAATCCGCGTACACTATTACATTTTTTGGTAGGCGCTTCGCTATTTCACTATTTACTAATCCTGTTTGGTAAACTAATTGGTTTACTATTCTTTGGTTATTGTATGCGTATATTTCAATTATTGCAGTCGGGTCGTTTGTATATCCAAAATCAAGTCCTATACCTAACAATCTTGCTTCTTTTGGTATCGTGTCAATTATTTTCCAATTACTGAAAACAACCCCCTCGAGCATTCCAAGTTGACCTTCCCCGTAAACTTTCCACCAATTCGCCCAATAAGAACTCGTCTTTGCTTTGTCTCGGTTCTTTTCAATTTGTTCTACTATTGATTGGTCTAACGCTTCGTTATCCTTGTAGGTAAGAATTAAAAAGTCGGAGTCGGGTTCGTCTTTTAGTTCGGTGTGTACCCAAAATTCGTTAGCAGGGTTGAAATCTAAATAAACTTCCTTTCGTGTTCGTATAGCCAACTCGTTGTAAGCGTCAAACGTTACATTATTACATTCGTTGATATAAAGAATATCGCGCCTTGCACCACGAAGTTTACTCGAATCGTCTGCGGAAAAAAATTCGATAACGCTTCCGTTGGCGAACTCATAACGAAGTAAAGATTTGTTAAACCTATCTTCGAAGAATCTGCCCGTCCATTTCATTATTTTTAGGAAATCCTTTAACGCACCCCGTCTTAAGTGGGGTATTGTTTCTGCAACTACGCTTATTTCTATTCCGTGTATTGATAGCGCCTTGTTAATTAGCACCGCTAAAATTGAATAAGTTTTAGAAGCCGAAGTTCCACCCTGAATAATCTTAACGCGGTTCTTAAGTCCGAGTACCTTATTCGTTGCTGTTGTCCTCTTGAACATCGGGGAATAAAGGAATTTCGATATTTGTTTGTTCGATTTGCTGAACGGGTGCGCCATAACCACTATCCATTAATGCTTTGTACGCGTTCACGTCTCCTTCACGTGCTTTTTTAATTAGCGCCAAAGTCATTAAGTCCTCTTGCGACATTGTTTCGTTCTCGCCCGTTAAAGGGTTTTTTAGGTTTTGGTTAACTTCTAACCATTGCCGTGCTATTGTACTTCGATTTTTACTTCCTTTTGGTCGTCCGTTAGGATTTCCGCTTTCGCCTTTACCCCAAGCAGGCCTTAAATTATCTTCTTTGTTCATATCGGTGTAATATCGGTGTTTATTTAATACCTACAAAGGCTTTTAATGGATAAAAAACTAATGAATTCCTGTAACCTTTTTCGTGTAATGGAATAATTGGTGTAACTCCGTGAACATTTCTCCACGCAGGATAAACTAAAATTGAATTATCTATTTGTCCTATCGTTGCATTGTAATCAGGAACGTGTAAATCACCACCCTTTGCATTTTTTTGTTTACAGATGATTACGTTTACTGCCCCTACAATATTACCCGTATCCTTATGGAATGGCGCGGATATATTATAATTAGAAATTGAACTTGTAAACAAATTACCAAACTTCCATTTATCAGGAACATTTTGAAATAACTCTATTTGCTTTTCGTATTGCTTTGGTAGTATTTCTTTGATTAATTGTTCGCTTTCTTTAGCTAACATTAACATCGCTTTTATAAATGTTTGTGCTGAATCAACGGAATGTACACTTGATATAGTTGGATAAGGTCTCCTCATATGCGGCTTTGGTGGAACTCCGCCTAAAATACAACTCCATTGTGAAACTACATTTTTATAATTATATACACCTTTTTCTATATTAAATCCATCAGTTTG